TGGGACAAATGGTATGGCGGTAAAATCGGCAAAGTGGTTGAAGTTGTTTCAGGACTTCATTGGCGACATCCGTATTTCATCCAAGGAGTCGATCTCGCAAGACGAGCGCGGCTCGAAGTTGGAGCTGTGGGAATCGCAGCGGCGGTTTATTCATGAGGTCGGCACGGGGTTGGATAGCGACATTCACAAGTTCTATTGCTTGAAGTCCCGCCAGCTTGGCGTGACTACCGTGTCGTTGGCAATTGATGTGTTCTGGATGGCGCTGCACCCGAACATTATCGGGTGTCTGGTGACGGACACCGAAAAAAACCGCGAAGCCAATCGTATGTTGTTGGAGAAGTATGTTGAGTCGTTTCCTGACGGCTACTTCGGTGACACGTTCAAGATCGTTCGTTCCAACCGGTCGATGCTCCAGTTTTCAAACGGGGCGCGACTGGACTTGTTGGTTGCCGGTACGAAGGACAAAGGAACGTCATGGGGCGAAGGTGTCGGTTATGCCTTCGGACACTTGACGGAAGTTGCAGCTTACGGTTCGGCGGAAGGGTTGAAGTCGCTTGAGGAAGGTTTTGCTCAGACGAACCCCAACCGTTTGTTTATTTATGAGTCGACAGCAAAAGGGTTCAACCATTGGCGTACACGGTACGTTGATGGCTTGAATGATCCGCTGTCGGCAAAGTCTTTCTTTGTCGGCTGGTGGGCTGGCGACACGAACCGGATACCACGGAAAGACCCGCGGTTCTTGCAACACGGTTTGCACCCGCCGGAGTTCGAAGAAAAAGAAATGATCGAAGCCGTTCAAGAAAATTACGGTCACAAGATCAATGCTGAACAGTTGGCTTGGATACGGTGGAAAACGGAAGCGGCTGGTGCCGAGGCTGCGTTGTTGGATCAGAACCAACCGTGGACTGCGGAGCAAGCGTTCGTTCAAACTGGGTATTCGTTCTTCCAGACCCGCGTCATTACGCAGGATATAAAAAGACTGGACGAAGAGATGGTGCGCTACAAAGCGTACCGGTATGAGGTGGATGGCGACTTCTTCAATTTCAAAATGATTGAGTTGAAGCCCGGCGTGGATAGCCCGGACGACATCGAGTTGAAAGTTTGGGAAGAGCCTGTAGATGGAGCAAAGTATGTCATCGGTATGGACCCAGCCTACGGGCGTAACGACCACAAAGACCACCACGTCATCTCAGTATGGCGGTGCTTCGCCGACCAAGTTGTACAAGTCGCAGAGTATTGCACAGCCGACGTTGAGGCCAAACATGCGGCTTGGGTATTGTTCCATTTGTCGTCTGCCTATGTCGATTGTCTCGTCAACCCCGAAATCGGTGGGCCGGGCGCACTTGTTCTTGGAGAGTTCGATCATCTGCGTCAGTTGTTATCCTTAGAAAGCAACGCTTCGCGGGTGAAAGCCCGTGGATGGGAAGACGCCGGTTCGCACGCACGGATGTATTTGTATAAGCGGCCTGACTCGATGGGTGCCGGATATGTGATCGGCTTCCAAACCAACTGGAATACCCAGTCAATTCTGATGCACCAGCTTCGCGGTTGTTATGTGTCGAACGAGTTGAACATCAACTCCCGTTCGTTGCTGAACGAAATGTCGTTGGTGGTTGTCGATAACGGGCACATCGGTGCGCCAGAGTCACGCGACGAGAATTGCAAAGACGATCGCGTGTTTGCCATGGCGTTTGCGGTTCGTGCTTGGAAAGACTGGACGCAAAAAGACATGATGGCTCAAGGTCTGACCTATGATGCGGTGATGAACGCTCAGAAAGGTGAGAAGCCAGCGGTCGCAACCACGGTCAACCGGATCGTGTACAATTTTTTGAAGACGATGGAAGATCATGCAGACGATGAACCCGAACCCCCTGCATGGCAAACGGAGTATGGATTATGAGTAGAGCAGACGTTAAATTTCGCGCTAAAACGGAGGCTCCGGCGCCTCAATCTTTGTTTGACGAAGAAACGCCAGTGGTGCCAGCAGTCAAAGTTCCAAAAGGTTGGGAAGAGTTGCCGGAGCCAAGCGTTAACTATCCGTACAACGGACGCGGCATCTGGCTGACAGAGAATGGCGTGGACGCTGTTCCTGCGGTGTGGCGCGTGACACGTTCTTATGATGCGGTGAATGTGAAGTGGGTTCACGACGCGTATTGGGCAAGGCATAATGCCGGTGGTCAGCGGTTGGATATAAACCCTATCGGTTACAAAAGAATGGAAGATTGATATGACCGTCACGTTGGAGATCAACATGGAAAAGTCTGATACCTTTTTGGAGCCGACCAAGTACAAGATCAGGTACCAGTGCGAATTGTGTAACCATCAATACTCCCGCACGTACAAGGCGATACCGATCAACGATCCGCCATGCCCCAGCAAAGCTTGCGTCGTAAAGCAAGAACTGGCGGCTATGAAAAAGCAAATGGCTAACTTCCAACAAATGTTGGAGTCCGGTCAGGGACCGGGGCAGATCGGCAACAAGATCGTTGTGAAAGCTGTTGACGAGACGGCGCGGATTGTCATGGAAGATTACCAGATGACGGACTTGAAAGATAACATCCGTCACGGCGAAGGCGTTGCACCGAAACTGCCCGGCCAGCAACAAACGATGGCTGACAACTATTTTGGCGGTCGCGGTCTGCAAGCAGCAGGCATCAACAAGAAACAAGCTGACTTGTTGGGTCGTCGGGCTATTGCGGGAGCGTTCCGAGGAGCAGCCCTTAATCCGGGGTCTATCCAACTGCCCGAAGTTAAAAACGGGCAGTCGCCGTTACGGATGATGAGAACAGAACCAACGGGTAAAAAATAAGGGGCTTCGGCCCCTTACTTCTTTTTGTGCGCTTGAGCCTTAACTTCTTGTTCTTTGGCAGCTGCTTCTGCGTGAGCGATTTCGCGGCGCATGATGTTGGCGCGCAGCTCGTCTGGATCGGTAACGTCCACATGATCGACAAGCTCGGCTGGCGACATTGCGCCAATCCGCTGTAGGCTGAACGCGAGTTCCTTGGCGTCTTGCGAGAACGCTGGCGACGAGGAGTGCGAGTCAACGGTGAGCGACACGTCGTCCGGCAGATCAGCAAACGTAAACGTCACTGCCACAAGACCCTTGGCTGGCGGGATCAACAATGCTTCTTCGCCCGGCATAGACGAACTTTCAAAACCAGCCGCATCTTTTGGAACCCATGCAATCATCTTTTGATCGACGTGAGCGCGAGCCATGTCAAGCATAAGAGCGCCAAACTTTTCAACGTCACGCTCGATGAGGAGCGCACGGTCTTTAAAGCGTGGTGAGAACATACGAACCAATGTTTCGGCGTGTTGAGCAGAGCGAACACCCTGTTCGCCTTGACCCTTGGCGATTGGCGGAAGACCCATCATCTCGTCAAACATACGTTCATATTCATGGAGCGACGCCCACAACGCTTCTGGGATTGTAATGTTGTCACGCTCGATCTTGGCGTTCGGGTTGGAGTCAGTCCAGTAACCACCCGGCTTGTTGAAGCGAGAGAGTGCCTGTTGGTTTACGCCGGTCGAGCCGACAAACTTGGTGGCGGGCTCTTCTTGCTTGCGAAGCATCTTGTTAATTCCCGTAATACGGGAATTGATGGCTTCTTGGAGAAGAACAAGACGCGTAACTTCCGACGAGCCCCAAAAGTAATCCGGCACCGGATTGGCGCAAAATATAGTGAACGGATGGCTTCCTTTGAGAACAGGATCGGTTTGTTTGGCGTAAGTGTTGTAGGAGAACGAGCTTGTCAGCTGGTATTTACCACCGATCAGAATGTCCTCGCCAATGATTTGGAACGTCGTCCAATCACCACGGTTGTCATCCCATACCCAAAGCTCGTCTAGCTCAAGCATGGCCGATTCAACGGCTGGATCGATGTCGGCTTTAGGTTGCGACATCCAGTCAACAAGGCCGCGGCTTTGGTTTGGAAGACCGCTGCCCGCAGCTTGGAACGGGTAAAGGCCGCCCGTCACGATATTCATGGCTGACGCAGATGCGTCTTTCATGCCGCCAGAAATACCTTTCATGTGCGTCTTGGCACGTTCTTTCAAGTCGTCTTCGTCAGGACGACCGCGAATAAGGTTGCGGAATTGCGCGGGCGTAATGATCATGCGGTGCGTAAACGCTTCCATGTCCGCATCAAGCGCCGTGTAGTTTTCGTGCAACACACCAAAGTTTTCTGGCTGCACCAACTGCGTACTAAATTCTTTGTTGACAGAATTTAATTTTAAAATGCCGAGACCTTTGCGGAGAGCAATTCCGACGGCTTGGGAAATCTTGTTGTCCGAATCAGTCTGGCGGCAGAATTTTCTAATGCGTGCCGCAGCAGCCCGACCTTTAGATTCGTTGACAACGTTTGGAAGATCAGGATCGGTGATGGCGAAGCGTAAAGACACCGGAGAAAAAAGAAGTGATTCGAGATCATCGAGTGATGCGTAAGTCTTGTTAAACATTGCTGGAGCAGCTGCGTCAGCTGAACCAGACATGGCGTAAGACTCGAAAAAGGCTCCACGATTTTGTCTCGCCTGTCGGGACGACATACAAATATTCGCCAAGTTTCGGGCGAATGATTCGAGATCGCGTTTAGGTATGTGCATATCATCCCATCCTATCGTTTTGATAAACCACAGCTTTTCTCAATTATATATTGACAAG